CGCGCTGGGCGGCGTCCTCCAGCTCCACGAGCCGCGACTCGAGTTGCTGGTCCACGGCCTTCTTCGCGGCGTCCACATCCAGCCCGGAGTCGAACAGCCCCTGGATCTCCAGCATGCGCTTGGCGACACACGACGAGGCCTGCTCCCAGATCATCTGGAACCCGGTCGTGAAGTTCGTCCACGTCTTGGAGAGGAATGCCGTCGTCTCGATCCAGGCGACCTCGATGGCGTGGAAGCCGATCTCAGCGGCGGCCAGCGCGCCGTACCACATGGACTGGGCGGTGCCGACGAAGAACTGCTTGGCCTCCAGCCAGACCTTGTTGAGGGCCGCGACTCCCTGCTGCCAGACAACTTTGAGGCCGAGCCACAGGATCTCGGCGGCCAGCGCGATGTCTCCCGCCGCGAGCGCGTCCGAGATGCCGCCGATGACCTTGGTGGCCCAGTCGCGCAGGCGCGTGAACTGCTCCCCGAGCCACTCGAGGGCCGCCCCGCCCGCGCCGCTGGTGACCAGGAGCGCGGTCCCCAGCCCGAACACGGCCGCAACGACCAATCCGATGGGGCTGAGCAGCGCCCCCAGCGCCGCGCCGACCAGCCCGAATGCTGCGCCGATGCCGGACACGACGCTGGCCAGCACGCCCGTCGCGGCCGCCACTCCGGTGATCGCCACGCCAAGCCCGATCAGGGCGGCCCCAACGACCACTACGCCCGCCGCGACCTTGAGCGCCCAGACCACGACTTCCTTGTTCCGCTTGATCCAGTCGGTGGCGCTCACGATGATGCGCGTGATCCGCTGCGAGAGGTCCTTGATCGTGGGCGCCAGCGCCCCACCGATGGCGAAGACGCCCTGCTTGACGACGCGCCAGAGGATGTTGAGCGTGTCGTTGAGCTCGGCCGCGTCCTTGGCGGTCTGCGTGCTCACCGTCAGGCCGAGGCTGCGGGCCTGAGCCTGGAGCTCCTCGATCCCCGCCGCGCCGGAAGAGAGCAGGGGCAACAGCTTCGTGCCGGCCCTGCCGAAGATCTCCATCGCCAAGGCCGTTCGGAGCGCCGGGTCGGGGATCTTGGCCAGGCGGTCGGCCAGCAGCTTGAACTGCTTCTCCGGCGACAGGCCCGCCAGGTCCGCGACCGACAGGCCCAGCAGAGACAGGGCCTGCTGCGCCGTCGCCGATCCCTTGGCCGCGTCCACGAGCGACCGCTGCATGAACTTCAGGCCGTTCTCCAGCGTCTCCAGGTCCGCGCCCGACTGCTCGGCGGCGAAGCCGAGCTCGCTGAGGGACTCGACGCTCACCCCGGTCCGCAGGCTCATCTTGTCGAGGGCGTCGCCCATGTTCGAGAAGACCTTGACGCTCCCCAGCAGCGCTGTCACGGCTGCCGTTCCGATCCCCGCCAGGCGAATGCCGGCGCTGCGGAGCCCCTGGCCGAAAGCCTCCAGCCGCTTCTGGGCGCGGCGGAGCCCGGCGCTGAGCTTGTCGCTCACGCCGAGTTCGACGAATGCCCGTCCGGCCCGGATGCCCCGCGTGTCCGCCACCGCTCAGCCTCCCCTGCGGATCGAGTTCCGCCACAGGAGCGGAAGCTTCGGCCGCTCCTTCTCCAGCGCCGGGGCCATGAACGGCCTCGCCGCGATCCTGACCCTCCGCGACACGAGTCTTCCGCCCCGGCGTTGATGCACGACCGTCTCCCCACCGTGCTCCAGTGCCCGCGGCGCGGTGCTCTTGGCCAACCCCACGGGGCCGACCACGACGGAGTCACTGGATCGGTCATAGCCGAAGAGGATGAGCCTCCGCAGGCTTCCCTCGTGCGAGTGCGGCGGCTTGCCCGGCGGGGCGGTCCCCTTGCGCTTGCGGATGCTGGTCTTGGCACGAGTACGGATAAACGCGCCCGCCTGGCTGAGCACCTTGCGCTTGGCGGCATCGGCCGCCCGCATGACGACGTGCCGGTCAAAGAACATGTCCTTGATCCGCATGGTGATCACCCGCTAGCACCACCCAGCAGTCGCTGGATCAGGGTCAAGAGTGACCGCCGCTTCACCGGCGGGATGTCCTCTCGGTTCTTCTGCGCCCGGTGCGCTGCCCGGCGAAGCTCCGTGGGCGTAAAGAGCAGGTCGAGGTCGGCCCTCCTTCCGCCGCAGACGACCTCGCCGCGGGTGGCGAAATAGTCAGGACAGGCGGCGCGGTGCTGGTACGGCGGCTTGTTGGGGACGCGGATGAACCGCCCGGGGGTGATCTGCATGGGAACCTCCTTGCTTGGTGTCTCACTCAGGATGCGGACTTCAGGCCTCGGCGGTCATGTCGCGGCCCTTCTCCAGGCCCTTGTTGAACGACGCTTCCTTCTCCTTGCGGAGCCGACCCGAACCGATGAACAGGCCGACGATGCCGGCGAGCGCCGGCAGCGCCGGACCGAGCACGGGCAGGCCCGCCACAGTCGGGCCGATGGTGTCGAGGGCGGAGAGCGTGAGTTGCCCGAGCAGGCCGCGGACCTCACCGGCCTTCTCGATGTTGCTCTTCCACTGGGCGCCCGTCGTCTGGGTCTGGTTGAACCAGTTCTGGTACTCGACTTCGGCCTCGTTGAGTGAGAGCGTGGCGCGCAGCCCGGTGGTCTGCTGGATCGCGTTGGGGGTCTTGACCTTGACAATGTCGCCCAGGTCCAGCCCAGCGCACGAGGCGAGCACGAGCGCGAGGAGCATGAGGGCGGCGATATAGACGTAATGGCGGGTCGTCATCCTTGAGCCTCCTTGGCGATGGCCGGCATGCGGCCGTCGATAAAAACGTCCTTGAGCACCGACACGTCGGCCTTGATCGGGGCCTTGCGCTGGGCGAAGGGGTCGAAGTCGCTGGGCTTGAGGGAGCGGGATCGCTTGGGATCGCGGTGCAGGTTGGCGATGACGGAGAGGCAGGATGAGGCGATGGACCAGTCGTGGCGTTGCCGCCCCTCGAGCATCTCCATGAGTTCTCGCAGGGTCAGGGGCCCGGGGTCGACGCCGATGGCTCCGGCGCAGTGCCAGACGAAGCGCCAGGCGTCGGCGGCGCCGCATCCGAAGCCACCTGCAGCGCCTGCTCGGCCAGGCGGTCCAGTTCCCCGCTGCCGATCAGGTGGTCGATGCGTCTGGTCGTCAGGTCGCGGGCCTTCTCCAGCACGCCCTGCGTGGCCCGGAGCACCCGCCCGAGGTTGGCCCGGTCCCTCGGGCTCGGGCAGAAAGACACCAGTTCCTCCAGCACGGCAGCGGTGGCGTGCTCGATGGCGTCGCCGGCCATCGCGCGGCCGAAGTCCTCATCCGAGATCGACTTCGCGTCCGCCTCCGGCTTGCACAGCGCATAGACCACGTCGCACAGCAGGACGGGGTCTCGGATGAGCTTCTCGATGAGACCGCCCGAGCCTTCGATCGCCTGCATCAGGTCCGTGCCCGTCAGGCCGCGCACGCGCTTCAGCGCCGCGACGTTGATCTCGACCTGCCACTGCCTGCCCGCGTTGTCCGTGAACGTTCGCATCCGTGCCTCCGAGCGTGGGGTCATAGTGGGGAGCGCCGTGCCTGTTGCACGACGGTTGAAAAGCTGTTGCAGACTCGTTGCACCAGCCTGGCCTGGTTAGCCGCCGATCCAGGATGGGGCCGTCGCCGAGTACGTCACCTTCGCCGTCACCGAGACCGTGATCGCCTCCTCCAGCGCTTCGTTGCGGCTGAAGTTGGTGATCGAGAAGTCCGCTTGGAGACCCTGACCGGCGGTTTCGTCGAGGACCTGCAGCCCGATCGGGGCGTTCTGGAAGAATGCGTTCTTGATGGCCGTGAACCCCGTGTCGGCGGTGTCCCAGACCATCTCGAACTCGACGCTCGCCTCCTTCAACGTGGCGACGGTGGCGCGCCAGCCGTTGTTGGCGCGGGTGGTCACGTCCGCCTCGCCTGCCTCAAGGTTGAGGGTCACGTCGCGGGTATTGCCGAGGGCCGTCCACGCGCCGCCGCCGGCCTGACCGCCGGTCTTGTAGAGCAGCTTGGCTTCCATGCCGAGCTTGATGGCCATTGTCGATCTCCTTGAACGCCGTCACCCGGCCGTGTGGCCCACCACGAACACCACCTCGCCCGCCTTGCTCTTCACCAGCAGCTCCGACAGGTCCACGCGCTCGAATCGGAACTGCCTCCCCGCCGGCAGATCGATCTCCGTCCCTTTCCCGTCCGTCAGCACTGCGTCCTGCGTGTTCTTCTCCGAGGCGACCAGCGTGAAGGTCGCGACCAATCGCGTTTGAGAGAGCGGCTGGGGCTCTTCCTCCAGTTCCACCTTGAGCAAGACGACGTTCCGCACGCTGTTACCTCCGGACCCGGTACGTGACGCTCAGGACGCTCGTGAACACCCGGTGCTGCTCCAGCGACTCGCTCGACACCACCGGCTCGTGGGCGATGCCCGCCCACGCGGCATCCGGCGCATCAGGCAGGCGCTTCAGTCGCAGGTGGTCGGCGATCTCCTCGACGAGGTCGAGCAGGCCATCGATCTCGGCCTGCTCATCTTCTGCAGGCAGCTTCTTCTGCACGCCGACGTCGATGACGAACTCGTAGATGCTGCTGTCACGGCTGGCGGCGGAGATCGCCGTTGTCCGGGGCACGACCGAGACGCGCAGGTCCTTGAGATCCTCCAACGTGAACGCCGGCTGGTACATCCGGACCCCGGCCACGGGCCGAGAGAACGTGCCGGCGTTGATGTGCGAGGTGACAGCGTCGGCGATAGCGGCGATGGTGCTCATGGGCCGGTCCTCCCGTTCGCCCCGTTCAGCCGACCCTCGAGGTACGACACCCGCCGCTCGATCGACTGGTACTCGGTGCGCAGCGCCCGGGCCTCGACGATGAGCTCATCCAGGCGCTTCTCGACCTGCTGGAGCTTGGCCGTGACGACGCCCCACTGGATCGTGATCGCGCCGGCGGCCAGCACCACGGTCACCGCGATGCCCGCCCAGCGCGCTTTCGTGCCGTTGCCGTTCTGTCCGTTGGTCCCTGCCATCAACTCTCCGTGCCGACGAACTTGGTGTGAACCCGCATCACCCCGCGGTACGGGTCGCTGAATCTCCACGGTGGCTGGCCGCCGGGTGCGTTGACCTCGTACACCAGCACCTGCGTCCCGACCTGCTCCCGCACCTGATCGCCCGCCCTGGGCTGGATCGGGCCTGCGCCCAGGTCCAGGTCCGCCGCGCGGACCAGGTAATCCCGCGATTCGACACGGTGGATTAGCCCCGCGTCATCGGCCTGCTCGAACTCGGTACGGCCGATCGTGGCCTGCACCTCCTTCTCGTCCGCGCCCCGCCGGTAGACCACGGCCCGGCTCATGTGCCTGTGCCGCTGGTCGTCCAGGAACGCCGCGCCCCGTTCGAACAGGTCAACCACGGCGTGCTCCTACTGCGACATCCGGACGCGCACCATCGTGTCGGCATCGACCGTCGCCTTGACCGCCTTCCCGATGAGCTTGTTCCCCGTGGCGGTCTTAGTCGCCACGCCGTTCGCGGCGTCCCAATACGTGAGCGCGCCGGCCGCGATGGCGCTGCCGGCGCCGGTGGCCTTGGGGAACTCAAAGACGCCCTGCACGCCGAGCGACCCGAGCTGGTTGGCCTTGATCTCTGTGCGCGTGACCCCCACGAGGTCGCCCTGCACGACGACCGTCCCCGCCGCGGTGTCCGCCGCGGGGGTGTAGTCGATCGCCGCGCCTTCCTGCACGAACTTTGCTGCTGTGGACTGTCCTGCCATCGGTTCTTCTCCTTCGCCGCCGGGTTCGATCTCGCCGCCGCTGCCTTCGGTGCCGATCGGGACCGAGTCGCCCGTTACGCCTCACCCTTGCTCTTGACTCCGCCGCGCGGGTCCTGCAGGGCCACGCCGAAGTCGTGGTAGCCGCGCATCTGGATGCCCAGGCGGTTGAAGGTCTGCTCCGCCGTCTCGATCGTCGGTGACTCCTGCCCGTTCAGGAACGCCATCTCGACGACCGGCAGGTCGTTTGCGTCCGCCAGCAGGTACCACGCCTTGGTGGAGTTGCCGGTGAACTTGGGGTTGCCCAGGTAGCGGCTGACTTCAACGCGGAACTTGCCCTGGTGCGGGTTGGTGACCGGGTACCGCGCGTTGGCGGTGTTGTCGCGCAGCTCAATGCTCTTGAAGAGCTGGCTGCCCATCGCCGAGAGCGCCGTGGGCACGAGCAGGATCGAGGGCAGCACGCCGATGGGCTTGCCGTCCGAGTCCACCTGGTCCATGAAGGCGACCTCGGCCTTGGTGAGGCCGTCGATCCCCAGGGCCGTGTCCGCGCCGCTGATGAAGTTCTTGTTCCCGACCGTGAAGAAGCCGCTGTTGGCCATGAACGCGGCCCAGAAGACCTCGTTGATGGTCTTGCCCGAGCCCGAGCCGAGCTTGCGGGGGACGGTGGTGATCGCGCCCAGATCGTCGTTGATGATGTCGGTGCGGTCGATCGAGAGCATCAGGGCATACGTCTCGGCCTTGTTGGAGTAGCTTTCCTCGCCGAGCGTGCCGTGCTTGATCTCGCCGCCCGGGGCGACCTTCTCGTACCCGTCGTTGCCGGTGAGGCGGTAACTGGTCACGGTTTTGAAGTCGGTGACGCTGCGGACGGCGCAGATGTTCCGCCAGGTGCGCTCGACGCTGAAGAAGCCCTCCAGCAGGAACTTATTGGCGACGTTGGAGAGGATTCCGGCGATGCTGATGGTGCTGTTGCCCACCGAGGCCTCGATGCGGTCGTGGGGACGGCCGAACGCCGCGTCCATCACGCCGTGCCAGTCGCGGAAGGTGCGACCCGTGTAGCCGTTGGCCCACGCGGCGTGCAGGAGCAGTTCCTGCAGGCCGAGCGTGCGGCCGAAGGCACGGCTCGCGGCTTCGAGGTCCCGCTCGGCGAAGTGCTTCTCCGGAGCGTCCAGGCGCCCCGAGAGGATGCAGGCGGCCTCGAGGACGTTCTGCGTGATCGCGCCGCCGCCCGCGTGCGCGTGGACCGCCGGCGCGGCGGGCGCCTTGGGCCGGCTGGCGCGCAGGACCTCCAGTTCGGTCCGTGTCGCATCCCATCCATCGCGGATGGCCTGGGCCTCGATACCCGCGTGCCCACCTCCCCCGGCGCACAGCCGCCGGATCGCGGCGATGCGGTCTGTCTCCGCGGCCATCTGGGCGCGGAAGTCGCGGACGGGATCGGGCGTGGCCGAGCCGCCACCCCCAGCGTTCGGCGCACCACCGGCTGTGCCGCCACCGTCACCGCCGCCGGCCTCACCGGAGGCCGCGATGCTGGCGGTCGTCCCGCCGTCGGCCCCGAGGTCCACGAAGCTGATCTCGCCCAGCGTGGCCCGACGGACGATGTTGAGGGGGCCCTCGACTTCGCGGCCGTTGACGGTCGCGGTCTGGTTCTCGCGGAGGAACTCGAACGACTCAACGCTCGCCCCCACCGACGCCTGCCAGGGGAAGCCGTTCTTGGCCGACGCCACGACTTCCTTCGCGGCGTGCGTGTCGCGGGAGATCACGCCCGAGGCGACCAACCGGCCATCCTCCACGGCCACGGCGCTGGTGTGCCCGACTCCCGCGGTGGCGTCATGGCCGAAGCGGATCGGGCGGGACTGCGAGGGGATCGCCAGCCCGGCCAGGTCGATGACGACCGGGTGCCGCCAGCCGGCGACTTTCATCGGCCCACCGGTGTATGCGACCATCCGGAAGCGCGGCAGGGCGGCCCCGGCTCCTTCGTCGCCGCCCGCGGAGATATCGAACTCCGCCTGCGCGGTGAGGCAGAGGTTCTTTGTTCCCGCGTCGCCATTCCCGACGTGCTGGGCGCGGATAACGAGCGGGTGGTCTGCGAAGCTGATCGCGTCACGTTGCATCGGCGGTGGTCTCCTGTTCCTCATCGCGCTGCGGCGCGGAGCCGTTCTGGGCGGTCGTCGTCAGCGGGAGCCCGAGCTCGGCCATGAGCGCGAGTTCCTTGGCCCGCTGGCGCAGCTCGTCCTCCCAGTCGCGTCCCTGGCGGGCGAACTCGGCGGCGAGCGTGGTCGTGTGGTTGGCCAGGCGCGTGGCCTGAGCCGTGGCTTCCTTGGCGGGATCGACGTGCTCGACGCCATCCCAGAACCAGGTGTGCGGGATCGCCGCGCTCCGTACCCGCATCGACTGCGGGAGCAGCCCTTCGATCAGTGCCGCTTCATCCATCCAGGCCCGCAGCAGACGATCCAGGACCGTCAATCGCAGGTGGTGCTGATCGACGCGCAGGCTCTTGAAGTACGTCTGGTGGTCGAGGCGGCCGGAGGCGTAGTTATACCCCGAGGAGTTCCCCGCCGCGACGTTGAAGGGCATGTTCAGGCAGCGGGCGATCTCGTTCAGGATCTCGCGCTTGAACTCCGCGTAGCTCGTCGTCGGCTGCTCGGCGTGGACCTGCCCGAGTTTCCAGCCGCCGGGGAGCACCGTCGCCATCCGCTTCTCGAGCTCGACCTCGTCCATCGGCTCCAGCGGGTCGGCCTCGCCGTTGGCGGGCGCCTCGGTGTAGAGCACGGCCGCGAAGTCCGCGGCGGTCTCGGCGGCGGCGATGACGGCCAGCGTGTAGCGCCGCAGCTGCGCGAACAGCGGCAGCGCGGACGTGATGTCCGGGATGCCGCGCATCTGGCCGGGCCGGTCGGCGCGGAAGTAGTGCACCACGCTGCTGGCGGGGAGCGTGTCGAACGCCAGCGGGTCAGGCCCGGCCCAGGACAGCGTGTCGCCCGGATGGGTCCGAAGCACGCGGTAGGCGGTAGGCAGCCCGTGCTGATCGAGCAAGATTCCGTCGATCTCATCATCCGGCGTGCGCGTGCCGGGCATGCGGGGGCGCGAAGGCAGCAGCGGGGTGGTCACCTGCTCGGGCTCGATGAGACGCAGGTCAAGCTTGATCGGCGAGTTGATCCCCGGGCTGCTCACGAGCAGCCCGAAGGCCTCGCCGCTCTCCGCGCGGGCCATCCGCATGGTGCGGAGCTTGCCGGGCAGGTCGATTGCTTCCGCCCACGCCTCGAAGAGTTCCTCGACGCGGCGGTTGGCCGAGTCATTGTCGGTGAGCATCTGCAGCCGCGGGCCGGTGCCGATGGTGTCGTTACCCAGCGTCAGAACGATGCCCTTGGCGTAGGAGTTGTTGGCGACCTCGTAGCGGGCCCGGTTGCGCAGGATGCGTCGGACCTCGGGGTTGACGGCGGCGTTGGGCGATAGCCCATCCGCGGCCGCCCAGTGCCTCCGGTTGTCCGGCGTGGTCTGCGCCGAATCGAACTTGGCC